TTAGCTTACCTCTAAAACCCCTAACTTGCCTCCAAACTGTGGACACAGTGTGGACATGCCATTAAGGGGATTGTACGCCACCGCATCCATAAGAAAGTCAGGAGCAAAGTGCGCATAGGTCATAGTTTGCGAAATATCCTTGTGCCCCAGTATTCGCTGTAGCGCGATGATATTCCCGCCCTTCATCATAAAATGAGTGGCGAAAGTATGCCGCAAAGCGTGCGACGCCTGGCCATCGGGAAGATTCAGTTTTGCAGCCTTCATGAGTAAGCGGAACGTCTTATAGCTCACCCGGAACAACCGCCCCGACTCCCTGTTTTTAACAATATCCCTCACCTCATCCGAGATAGGTACGATTCGCCGATCGCCGTTTTTTGTCAGCGTAAACATGACCCGGTTCCCTACGATATTTTCAGCCTTCAATGCGTAAGCCTCCCCCCATCTTGCCCCTGTCGCCAGACAAAGAATGGCAATCCGCTGGTAGTCCCCTTTAGCCATTGAAAGCAAATTCTCTATCTCGGTTTGAGTGAGGTAAGACATTTCAGTCTTTTGCTCACGGAGAGCATCGATCTTGCTTACTGGGTTCTCACCATGAAACTCATCAATCTCGGCCATCGACTTGAAAATGCCGCTCAGCGCAAAAAGGTCATGGTTAACGGTCGAAGCCTTTACCCCCTCCCCCAGCCTGTACGCCCTGTAGTCAATCAAGAGGCGCGCATCAATCTGGTAAATCATGGGATCTTCCATATCCCGGCAAATACAGTTAGCAGCACTTAGTCTTCTGTTGGCGTAGTTTTTACTGCGTCCAATCAGTTGCCACCAAAGCTCGATAAATTCACTTAATCGGCGTTTGTCTGCTGGCCGGCTGAGAAAATCACTGTTCTGGTATTTTGCAACGATACTGCGTTCAAACGCGTGAGCATCAGCCTTGCGATCAAACTTCCGACGAATGCGCTTTCCGTCGCGCCCCCTCGGTCTTACGTCCACTTCATAGCGACCATCTTCGAGTTTCTTAATCGACATAAGAAAGCCCTCCGGCGGTCAGTTCACAATCTTGGTAACAGATCGTGAAAATGTAATTTTTATATAGAGTTAGCCAATCAGTTTCCCGGATTGGTCTGATTGAGTTATTTCTTGCCCAGAGTGTGCGAGAGCCGGGGCAATTTGGCCTCGGCTGGGATCAATCCGGCCGTACATAAACCAATCTTGGTACTTATTGAAGCGGGGATGTCCAAATATCTTAATTGCGGACTCAAGGGTCATCTTAGATTTATCTCGTTCATAGCCATGATAGGTTGTGTAATTAATCCCAACCATTTCAGTTAGTTGCATTTTTGTTAGGCGTTCGGAATCTCTGATGAGCGCTAATTTCTCACCTTGTGAAATTGACATGATTACGAATACTCCATATAGTTACTGCATGTGTATGTTTTCACCTTAACTAGTAACTATGGCGTTAAAGCCATAGCTAGCACATCAAGCCTCACAGAGGCTTAACAGCGGAGTCTAACAAATGACAAAATCACGAGATATCACTTTTTCAACGGGATCTCGCCAACACCCGTTAGAGCCGAACCGATTGGCTGTGGTTTGCAAGATGACTTCAACCCAGGCCGCCGGCATCCGCGACATCGGCACCGAAGAGCTGCAAAAGCAGATTTTCGTCACCCCTGCGGAATTCGCTTATCTGACAGGCCGCACCCTGAAATCAGTCCGCAACCTGATGGATCGCGCTCAGTTACCAGTCCACCGCGAAGGTATGCCAGGTTCCAAACGCCCTAAACGCTTCATCATGCTGCAAGAATATTGGGAAGCTGTGGCGCACTGCCGTGCGCTGATCACCCCAGAAGAACGCCACTTCATCGATCGCCTGATGCGTGACAAAGCAACTTATCGCCGAGTCACCGGCAAGCAAAACCAGATGCACAAGCGCACCCGCCGTACTGCCGGCCTTAGTGCTTAAGAGGGGATCGGGCAAATGAATAACAATCAGCCGCGCGCCCTGATTCAGCTTTCGAAACACACTTTCGTCTATCGCGGGTTCACTATTCATAAGTGCCCGCGCCATAGCGAAACGAACCGCACGGCCTATCAGTTGATGAGCAACGGGGATTACTTCGGTCGTGATTTCGCGCTGGCTGAAGCCATGCGCACCGTGGACAAAATGGTTAAAGGGCGGAAAAACATATGAAACAGCCTTACAGAATTCTGATTGAAGAACTGTTGCAGCACTACCACACCAAAGCGGCCAATTTGCAGATGGCGACCGCCACCGCGCCCGAGGTTCGCCAGGTATCACTGAACGATTACGCTTTCCGCCTGAGCATCGGCCTCACCGGCTTGATGAGTGCGGCAGAAGCAGCTGGTGACGGCCCAGCAGCAGAAGTAATTGACCGGCTAATCATCCGTTGTAATAACGGCGATATCCCGCAGCCAGTAATTTCAGCATAGCCGGGTACGCCCGGCCCCATCTGAGAGCGCACCCTTTCCATTTACGTGTGGGCGATGGGCGTCGCGGGGTGTGCTCTCAGATGGGAAATAATCTGGTCGCGCCCTAATAAATGAATGGGCTGCAATAGAGCAGATAATTACCGTCACCATGTGCCGGCATGGAAATACCGGCACATATTCCAGCAAGCATTTAAGAGTGCTTACTGAAATATATAAATCACCAGTAATAAAAAATGCTGCCTATCCGGTGGCGGGTTTCTTACACCCTGAATTTAGGAGGGGGTTATGCAAGACGACGATTTACACGCCGCGTTTATCGAGGCCCGCCGCTCTGAGCGGTTGCAGTTGCTTGAACTACTGGAAAGCAAACTTGATCGCCTGGCTGCGGATAAGACCCAACGCGATCAGATTTTTTCCACGCTGAAAGACTGGATAAGTGTTCGCCGGTCTGTCGGCACATCAGAAGCGAGGAAGCCGCAATGATGGCCTTTTTCCTCACCCTCGCCGTCGGTTGGGCGGTTATCGCGTTTGGGCTGGCCGGTTTGCTCGCATACCGCTATTGCAGATTCTGCCGTGCGTTTAATCGGCAATGTTTGCAGCCAGAACAGCGTACTTACGAGTAATCACATTAAAGGTGAAATCATGAGCGACAAAAACAATACTATTCTCGGCCTACAGGCTGTCATTGGTTATATTAACGCAACTGCGCCTAATGAATGGATGATTTCGGAGTTACACCGAGCTATCGAAATTATTGAAAATAAAAATCCGCATGAAGAATATAAGGCCGCCTGGTTAAGTCTCGTTAACACCCTTCACGGCATAGACCCAGACTGGCAGGAAAAATCCCAGGGTGAGAGCGAATGGGAAAAGGCTGTTGCTTTTATTGGTCGGATGAATAAAGCCCAGCACCATATGGTAATTAATTGTGAAGGTATTGATGAAAATACAATTCGCAAATTTAAAGATGCCTTTTCTGAAGGTTTACGCGGTCAAAAGACGCTTTTTGTCGGTGAGTGGGCCTTCCCTAGCGAGCCGCTAAAAATGGAAGCTATTAAACAAATCATTGAGGAAATAGATCATCTTCCAAGACGAATGGATGCCCCTGAAGAAGCAGGAATGATCGTCGCCGGTAAAGCTGCTGGACTCGATGAAGCTATCAGGGATTACCTTCTTCGCTGCGGTTCGCTTGAACCTGTTCGGCTACAAGCCGCACAACTTGGCGCAGCGGCAATGAAAGTACTCATGAATATTCCTTGCACTTACTACCAGGTAGATGCAAAGGCAAAGGATTCGCGCAATGGCTGACCAGATCGATATTGCGCAGGAACAGGTCGAACTGACCCTCGCCGCCCAAATCGCCAACGCCCGCCCGCAGCAATGCGGGCCTTCTGCATTCATCTGTGAAGCCTGCGACGCGCCAATACCTGAAGCGCGCCGCGCCGCTATCCATGGCGTAACGCGCTGCGTTACCTGCCAGGAAATTCACGAAGCAAAATCACGTCATATCAAGGGGTAAACCATGACACCACAACAGAAAGCGCAGTTATGGCTGGATAAGGACGTGTTGATTCTTGATACAGAAACAACCGGATTAGGTGACGATGCCGAGATCGTCGAAATCTGCCTGATCGACCACAACGGGTTCATCATGCTCAACACGCTGATAAAACCGACAAAGCCTATTCCGCCGGAAGCCACTGAAATTCATGGCATCACCGATGAAATGGTCGCACATGCGCCGACATGGCGAGATGTACATGGCGCAGTTGGCGCTTTATTTTTTGAAAATCGGTTTGTTGCTTACAACGCCAGTTTCGATGCTCGAATGATTATCCAATCAGCCCGTTTGAATGGTCTGGGTGATGACGGTCTATGTTCATTTATCGAAGAGTATTCCCGCTGCGCCATGTTGGCCTATGCGGAATATTACGGACAAGAAAGCAGCAGCGGCGGATACAAAAGGCAAAAGCTGAGAGCCGCAGCGGAACAGCAAGGCATCACCATTGAAGGAACGCCGCACCGTGCGCTTTCGGATTGCCTCATCACTCTCGGCATTATTAAAGCCATGGCTGCAGGCGGTGCAGCATGAACCGTCCCGCGCTGAAGTGGCTCGGCAGCAAGGCCGGCATCATCGATACACTGCGCCAGCACCTGCCGGAAGGTAAGCGCCTGGTTGAGCCGTTCGTCGGCTCTGGTGCTGTTTTCCTCAATACCGATTACGACAGCTATCTGTTGTGCGATATCAACAGCGATCTGATCAACTTCCACAACGTCGCCAAAACCCTGCCCGATCAGCTTATCCGTGAAGCGCGCAATCTGTTTAAGCAGCAAGCCGATGAGGTTGGATATTACGCTGTGCGGGCTGATTTCAACCTTCGCTGTGACAGCAATTTTCTGTACCGTGCCGCACAGTTCCTTTACCTGAACCGCCACGGCTTTAACGGCGTTTGCCGCTATAACCTGAGCGGCGATTTCAATGTCCCCTTCGGTCATCGTAAAGCGCCGTACTTCCCCGAAGAAGAAATCCATGTATTCGCTGAAAAGGCGCAGGCAAAGAACGCTATTTTCCTGTGCTGCTCCTTCCAGGAGGCGATCAGGATGGCGGCACCCGGTGACGTTATTTATTGCGATCCGCCTTACATCCCAGCATCAGCAACCGCCAATTTCACCAGTTACCACACTGACGGCTTCACCAGCCATCAGCAACGGAAGCTGGCGTGCATGCTGCGCATCGCCGCCAAGCGTGGCCGCCACGTTGTGGCTTCGAACAGTGAAACCGCAGCGGCGCTGGAGCTGTACTCCGATTTCGATATCACCACCACCACAGCCCGCCGTTCTGTCAGTGCTAACGCAGCTGGTCGAGCACGTGCCGGCGAGATCATCGCAACCATGAGGGCATCCACCACGCAATCCTTGCCGCGAAATGAGGATGTTAACGTCGGCTGGTTGCAGAAATTATGAGGGCATCAACATGAAAGTGCATGAGCTGAAAATCACCACCGCAAATTTTTACTTTGTCCTGGGAGGGGCGAAAAAGGCGGAGTTTCGTCTTAATGACCGAGATTACAAAGAGGGTGACATCCTAAAGCTTCGCGAGTGGTTGCCAGATGCAGAAGGCTACACCGGCGAATACTTGTATGTGCGTATAACTCACATCACCGATCTGGCTGAGTGGGTGCCCGGTTACGTCATGCTGAGTATCAGACGAGGGCCATTCAAATGCTGAAAGTGAGCGATCTCTTTTCCGGTTTGGGCGGTTCATCTACGGGCGCAAAAATGGCAGGTGCGGAGGTGGTTTGGGCAGGTAATCACTGGCCCGCCGCCGTCGAAGCCCATGAAAAGAATCACCCCGGCGCGATTCATGTTTGCCAAGACCTACACCAAGCTGACTGGTCGCTGATGCCACAGCATGATCTGATGATGGCTTCACCATGCTGCCAAGGTCACAGCAAGGCGCGCGGGAAGAAAGCGGGGGATGCACAGCATGACGCCAGCCGATCAACTGCATGGGCGGTGGTTTCCGCTGCGGAATACCACAAAATGCCGCAAATCATCGTCGAGAACGTGCCGGAGTTCCTCCAATGGGAGCTTTACCCAGCATGGGAAGCGGCAATGCAAGCGTTGGGGTATTCGCTCGCACCGCACATCGTTGATTGTGCTGATCTCGGCGTTCCTCAAAATCGCGTGCGTCTGTTCATCATCGGCACCCGCAGCAAAAAACCGCTGTTCCTGAAACTCCCAAAAATGCCACATGTGCCAGCCAGCACAATTATCGACTTCGAAGCCAGCAACTGGCAGCCCGTCGAAAAGCCAGGTCGTGCAGCTGCAACGCTGGAACGCGTTAAAAATGGCCGTGCACAGTTCGGAGACAGGTTTCTTTTCAGCTACTACGGCAACACCAAAACCGGTCGTTCGCTTTCCCGTCCCATCGGCACGATCACTACGCGTGATCGGTGGGCTGTTGTAGACGGCAACCGCATGCGCATGCTCAACAAAGACGAAAACATGCTCGCGATGTCTTTTCCTGACGACTACATCAAACCGCCGTCGCACAAATTGTGCGTTCACATGGCGGGCAATGCCGTACCTCCGAAAGCCATGTGCGAGATCATCACAGCTCTGGAGGCTCAGGCATGAAAACACTTACCGCCGCCATAGAGGCCGCTTATATCAATGCATGGCCTTTCCTGAATGGCTAAACAGACCCGCGGACGTATTACCCCAACCCCGCCGCCGCCCTATTCGGGCAGCGGCGCGGACATTTCTGACTATCCCTTCTCCTGGAACGCACCGCGCCCAGCGGTAAACCCGCGCGCGGATGAACCATCCCAGCAAGCACCAGACCCGCAATCGCTCGCCGGCATCATCGCGCTGTACACTCACGAACGTCGCCACCTTGCCAAACACGAAGAAGCCCTGGCCGAGGCTGCTTGGAGTAAATTCTTTAATACCGAAGAGCGCGATCCAGAGCTACGCGACTTTATACAGGATAAACGCCTTAGCCAGGTCAAACTGGCTAAGGAAATGCAGCGACTTGATCTGGTGCTGGCCGCACAGGCTGACCTGAATGCTCAACCAAAGTTTATCCGGCAACCGCTGCAGCAACGGGTTGATTACCTTCGCCGGGAGCATGGCGACGATCGGGCCAATGCGTTTTTACGCGCTATCGTCAAAAGCGAATTGGCACGGTTGGAGGCGGTGCGAAACCGTCAGCAAACTATCAGTTATCGGTATATGGCCCGCCACGAAGGCATGGACAGCCTGCTTGATTTACCTGAGCTGCTGCAGGATGACGTCAAAGGACTGGCGGTGAAGGTTGCCGCCCACATGGATATGCGTTTTGTGGAACTGTACGCCGAGATCGTCATTGATGAAGATAATGTGCTGCAGGATGATTTGCTGCATCTGTATCGGTTGGTCGCCAATGAAGCGGCCAGGCTGTCCATACAGCCGCCGGCCTATCACGCATTGCTGCATGAAGGCACTCGCCGGGCGGAAATCCCTTACCACTTGATACCGGGGGCCCTAGCTCGCTTGCGATGCTCTGAATGGTGGTATCGCAAATTATGGCGCCTGAGATGTGAATGGCGTGAGGCCCAGCTGCGCGCCGTCTGCCTGGTGCACAAGCACGCTTCGGTTTACATCAGCCAAGACGCCCTAGTGCATAAGCGCGAACAGCGCCGCAAGGCTATGGAGTTTTTCAAAGCGCACGAACTGATCAATGAAGATGGCGTCACCCTCTCTATGGAAGACGTGATCACCGCTAGCAACAGCAACCCGAAACACCGTCGTAACGAGATGATGGCGTGCGCCAAGGGGCTGGAGCAGTTGGCCGAGTTGCGCGGCGACTGCGCCGTCTTCTATACGATTACCTGCCCGTCGAAGTACCACGCGACGCTATCGAGCGGCATGCCTAACCCGAAGTGGAATCACACCACACCGCGCGAAACCAGCGATTACCTGGTCAATCTTTTTGCCAGTATCCGCAAGGCACTCCATCGCCAGGGGTTGCGTTGGTACGGTCTTCGGGTGGCCGAACCGCATCACGACGGCACAGTACACTGGCACCTGCTGTGCTTCATGCGCAAAAAGGACCGTAAGCAGATCACCACCATCATGCGAAATTTTGCCATTCGCACAGATCGAGCGGAGCTTGGGCCGGGCTTGGGTAAAAACATCAAGCCACGTTTCGACGTCGAGCTGATCACAAAGAGCAAGGGTAGCCCTACGAGCTACATCGCTAAATACGTCAGTAAAAACATCGACGGGCGCGGACTTAAAGACACCATCAGCAAAGAAACCGGCAAATCACTGAAGGACACGGTGGAGAACGTCACCGCGTGGGCGTCGTTGCACCGTGTGCAGCAATTCCGCTTTTTTGGCATCCCGTCACGTCAGGCTTATCGTGAATTACGTTTGCTGGCAGGCCAGCTCGCCCGCAAGCAAGACCCGCAGCAGCCGAGAAAACCCGGCACCCCTCTGCTGGCCGACAAAAAAATGGACGACGTACTGGCCGCAGCTGACGTCGGTTGCTTCGCGACCTACATCAGCAAACAAGGCGGCGTATTGGTTCCTCGTAAATACCATGTTGTGCGCACTGCTTACTGCTGGGCCGATAAGCCAAATACCTACGGCGATCATGGCACGCAGATTTATGGCGTTTGGTCGCCGCGCTTGGGCGATGAATCCCGCATCTGTACCCATATCAACGACTGGCAAATGGTTCGCAAGACCGTAAGCAACACCCCGAATTCGGCGACTGACGCCAACGGCGGCGATCGCTTCGGGTTTGACGTTGACCATCAGGGCGGCCCTGCCGCCCCTTGGACTCGTGGCAATAACTGTCCCATTGAACAAGATTCAAACAGTTCAGGGGTGGGAATTGCCACGCATGAAGAGCCACAAAGCGTCGATTTTGAACAGTTGGGATACAGAGAACGGCGCGAGCTACTGAAGAGATTACGAGACTCCGGCCAGAAAACACCTGCTGATCGGCGTCAAGATCGACCACCGACGTTTGGCGAGCGTGCAATGTCGCCATTGCAGGATGAATTGATCGGAAAACTGGACGATTACGCCTTCACTCTGGGGATAGATATCAGCCGAGCGGCGCTGCGGCGCCTGGTCATAGGGCAAACGGTCAATATTGACGGCGAGCGCTACCGCGCAGGTCAGGATGGTGTGCTGTATGTGGTGAAAGGCACAGGCAAAACAGCCGTAGGCAACCTGATAGCCCGATTTAAGAAGGCGCTTCAGCAATTAGGGGAGAAAAATCATCGTTCACAGTCATAAGCAGCGATGCTGACGGGCTGATAACGCTACAGTCCCGCAAGCCGTTCTCCGCGTATACGTGAAACTTCATATTTTAATTCGCTGGCTTTTTCTTTGCATCGTTGGAGTGCTTTCGCCCATTGTTCCGGTGTTGGTTCTTTTGACATATCTCTCGACACTACTACCATGAACAAGCACCTTCCCATCCCTAAATCGCCAGCCAGTAAACAGGCAACTTTAGTCGTAGACATCAGTTCAATGCATGCTTTACGCATAATGTATTCTCCTTAATTTATTGTTTTATCGAAAAATATCAACTTAATACAATTTCCGCAACTTGTAAGCACTGCATCTGTAGTGAAATATGACTTCGCAAGTTGACTTCACATTACCAAATACACATAATGACTTCATAAAGTGACTTCATGGACTGTAAAATGAAAGAACAGATTTCAGCGTTAAGGAAGCGACAAAGAAGCACTTTAGAACAGATATTCAAAACACCGGTTCTATCCGGGATCAAATGGTCAGATGTGGAATCACTGATTAAGGCGCTGGGCGGGGAAGTTAAAGAAGGCCGCGGTTCACGATGCAAGTTCCTGCTGAATGGCAGCATCGCCAACTTTCACCGCCCCCACCCATCGCCTGACACGGACAAAGGCGCGGTGGTCAGTCTCCGCGAATGGCTGGAAAGCATAGGAGTTAAGCCATGACAAAAGCAGCAGCAACACCAAACACCATGGAGATCGCCGGGCAACCGGCGATAATCAGCTACGTTCCAGAAATCGGCGCGTTCCGCGGTAAATTTCTCGGCCTGTCCGGTTACTGCGACTTTGTCTCTGACAGCATCCAGGGGCTGAAGGCCGAAGGCGAGATCTCATTACGCGAGTACATGGACGATTGCAGCGCCGCCGGCATCGAGCCATACGCGCGCCAGGAGAAAATCAAGACATTCACCCTGCGTTACCCGGAATCTTTCGGGGAACGGCTGAACCAGGCTGCCGCAGAAAACGAAGTTTCAGTTAATGCCTTCATCGTTGAAACTCTCAATGAACGCATGAAGCATGCGTAAAAGAGTATATAGGGGATATTATGCTACGTTCTGATAAGTCAGGGAATTTATAAGCATGGTGATGACCTATGATACGAAAAAAATCACTTTTGCCTGGTGGAACACTAGTTTATCACCATATTCAAAGGAAAATACCGCTAGTGATGAGCATAAAAACTATGTGATATATACATTATTACGTTTAATAAATGATAAGTCAGTAGATGTTTTATGTCTGTGTGAAGTCTCTAGTGAAGATATTAATTTCATAGCAGAAGTGTTAGCGGGCACTATTTTCTCAATTTACGATGGCACCCTTCGTAAGGGAAGGAAAAAATTCGACATTTGCGTGATTTACAAATCACAACTACTAGAGTTTATTGATTCAGGAATAATAAGTAAGAACCACGCCACAGGAGAATTAAATGCAGGCCAAGAGGTTAACTTCCTGATAAGAGAAACAAGTGAGCCGATTACTTTATACTTAGTTCATTGGCCTAGTAGAATGTACGACTATGAAGATTCACCTAAAAAAATTCTTCTTGGTTCTCTTTTAAGGGAAGCTGTTATGTCCAGCATGGAGAACAGGGGAGTAGGAAATATTATTATATTAGGTGACTTTAATGAAGAGCCATTTAATAAGAGTATTACTGATGCTCTTTGTGCATCAAGAGATATCACACTTGTGAAAAAAGCACCAAGATTATTGTATAATCCATTTTGGAGGCACATGACTAGGAATACACTTCATCCACAGAGCCAAGAATATGATGGATGTGGTACTTATTATTATAAAAGCGATGAATCAAACAAATGGAAAACATTTGACCAAATAATATTTTCATCAAGCTTTGTCAGAGATGGAAAATGGTTTCTTAACGAAGAGAAAACTGAAATTTTTTATGACGAGGACTTTATTAAATTCATTTTCAGTTCGAAATCAAAATTTGATCACTTACCAATAATTTCGTCAATTGAGAGGGCATGAAATGAAAGATTACAAAGCATCATTACTCGCGGGAATCACTGCAGCCAAAAAAGCCGCAGATAACAAAAAAGAAGTGAGAGAAGTAATAGATACATTGAGTTCACAGGTAATGGAGATTAGTGATAACAAGGCGACTTTAGGTATTGCATCCCTTAATCGCAAGCCAAAAAACGACGTAGCAGCTGCAATGATTGGTTTGGCTCACATGATGGCATTACAAAAAAGAGAGGAATATTTTGCCTTATGTGTCTTCGATGAAAAAAACACTAACGGAATAGAAATTGCGGAATGGCTTCAAGATGATGCAGGATATCCATGCACAATTAAATACAATGGCCAACAGTTTTTCTGTTCAAATAAAACAGAACTAGAGGATTCCCTTGCGCAACTGCTTAAGGAAGTAAAAACGGGTGAAGCAATTCTCAAGCAAATTAGTAAATTTGATAGCAAGATAAAACCTAGTGATGAGACACCGGCATAAAATGCCTATGAAAAAGTATAAACCATGCTTTTTCATTTGAGGTAATTGAGAATGTTCATTAGGTCCATTTAATAGAAAGCATTTAAATGCATAAACATGCACAATTTTGCACAATAATTCGATCTCCCCTATTGCGAACCTGCGCCAGTACTGGCGCGGGTTCGATCTACTTTGGATCTTGCACAATAAAGAGGGTGTGAGGCGCGCAGGCGAGGCGGGGGAGTAAGCGCGCGCGTTGGGTCATGGGGAGGGGGTCATGTGCTTCATGAACGGGCCGCTGTGAGGCGCGCACTGTGATGGTGCGTAGGCGTGGTGATACGTGATGAATGCGCCGGCGGGCCGCATGGGGCGGCTGGCGACGGGAAAAGAATTGATGTTGTGAATGCCTGCGTTAGATCGGGTGGAATGAGGTCGAGCAATGGGGAGACGGCCGCCATAGACAGCGGCGGCCATGCTGCAGCGGTGGGGTTAGTCGACGTTCAGCAATGCATACGGGTTGAAGCGGATCACCTCCTCCCCCATCCAGTCGTTGACGTGCTTCATGGCTTCCATGATCGGCGTCAGCTCGTTGATGGCGAACACCCTGGCCGCCTTCTCTACGTCGCCAAACGTGCCGTTACCTTCCGGCATGGCGCCCATCAGCTGCGGTGGCACGCGGTGGGCAGCGAGGATATCGTCACGCGTCGCGGACTTCACGCCCAGGAATTCATCCTTGGCTGAGATCTGGCTGAACGGCAGGATCTGCACCGAGTCCTTGCCGCCGTTTGGCGCATGCAACAGGATGTTTTTGAATGCCCCACCGCGCCGCGTGTCGGTCAGCGTCTTCTTCAACTTGTCCAGGCTTTCCTGGTCAGCAATAGCGCTGTTGACGTAGACGATGCAACCAGCATGGCTGCCGTTGTCATAGTACAGCTTGCGGAACGTGTCGGCCGAGTGGGACAGGTTGGCCGACAGCAGGCCGGCGAAGTATTCCGGCATGCCGTAGATCTCCTGGTGAATGTCCGGGTTGATCACATGGCAGACCGCGCCGGTCGGAAATTGGTAGTCATCAAGCCCCGCCTGGATAAACCAGTAGGTATCCAGGTCGGAGCCACGCCGGGTGTACTTCGCCAGTGTGTGATGCAGCGCCAGCGGTCCACCGAGTACATTACGGCGCAACTCCAAATAGGCGTTGCCGAACACTACCCAATCCATGGCGAAGGCAGAGAACGCCTGCCGTGACAGCAACCTGTGCGGGATGAAACAACCGGCCAGCACGTTACGTTTGAAGATCAACGCCGACTGGTGCCAACTGGCGTGCCCGAACTGGCGGGCCAGTCCGTACCAGCTGATCGGCGTATCGTAGTACCGACCGTTGTCGGCGCAATACATCGAGTCCAGCAGGTCATAAGACGACGATACCGGCCAGGGGCCATCAAACGAGAAGGTACTCAGGCCAGGGAGTTTTTGAAGCTCGGCCGCCAGATCTGTCTGCGTCTCTGCTGCTGGCTGTTGACGCGACCGCTGAAATTTTCTTTTGCTCACGTTAATACTCCATAACCGTCATGGTACTGCCGCCATCTTGTCCTAGCGGCTCATTGACAATAGCCAGCATCGTCGCCCAGGCCAGGTCACCATGGCTGACGCCGCGGGTACGGTCGGTGTCATAGGTGATAACCCCGCCAGGGGTGACCACTTTGCGCACGGCGTTGAAGGCTGTGATGAGGTCAAACTCCCCTCGGTCATACTCCCAGCGACCACTGCGGGCGATCTGCTGCATCTTCAGTACCAGCATGCGCTTGCTGGCCGGGTTGAATTGGTAACAAACCGCTGCCGGGAACCGCTTCTTGACCAGTTGCCACACCGCCTCACCGATACCGCTGCCATCAATGCCGATATGCTGCACGTTGTAGCGGTCTAGCATGCCAATGATCAGATCGGCCTGTGCCTCGAACTCCATCCCCCTGATACGTTGCGTTTCAATGGTGCGGAATTTGCCACCGCCGACGAGTGGTGCCGCATTGACTGAGATAGCGCCGCTATCCCCTTTCCCGCTGGCACCGTTGGGGTCATAACCAATCCAGACAGGACGATCGGCCATAGGACGCATCGCATAGGGTTTCCAGTCGAGCCAGTCGTCGTAGCCGTCGGCGCCGCAGGTCAGCAACATGTTGTAGTCAAAGGCGGCTTCACCATCACGGATAAACTGGCACCCATAAAGCTGGTCATACTCTTCCGGGCTGTTTTCATCGCGGATCTCGTCGAGGTCAGTCAGGTTCCAGCCGTGATCGATGGCATCTTGCAGGGTAACAATTTGGCGCCAGACTTTATCCGGGCACATTAGCCCGCTGTTCAACGTCTTCCAGGACGTGTCGAACTCCACGCGCTTATTACTTGGGCGCCCTTTGTTGTAAGCCTCCCCCGTCCAGAATGGGTAAGCCTCATGGCTTTCGGCCGACGGGGTGGAGAAATAGGTACGCGTAAGCCCTTTCAATGTCGCCATAGCGCCGGCCACTTTCTTCAGGTTGGCAAACTGGCCTACCCAGAAGAATTCATCAAAATACAAGTTGCCGGTATATGACTGCGCCGTCGCTGCGGACGTGCCGAGAAAATGCAGCTCGGCACCATTAGCTAACTGGATCATGTCGCCGCCTTTTAGTTCGACGTCGACTTCCGCCGCAGCGGCACGAATGAAGTTGCGAAACTGATACGCTTGCCGGCGACTTGCGGACAGGAAGATCTGGTTACGTTGATACGTCTCCTTCACATCATCAGATAAGGCCCGTAATAGCGCTTCGCGAGCAAAATACCAGGTTGCCCCTACCTGCCGAGATTTGAGGATCGCACGGTTACGATGGTGGTAATTATCGAACCACCCCAGCTGATGCCAGCGCAGTGAGCCAAGTATATTTTCCCGCAATTGCGCGATCTGCGCCTCGGAGAAGAGATTTTGTTTCTTGCGAACTTTCTTTTTCGGTTGGGTAGCCTGTGTACCGTCGTCCAGCTTCTTAAGTTGGCGCGTCAACAAATCGATTTCTTTGAAGTCACCGCCGGTCTTTTTTTCTTTAGCGGTCAACTGCACCAGGCGCGCATCGATTGAGGTGGTAACCCGCTGTATAGGCGGCGAGTTATCCCACTCATCGCGCTTCTTCCAGGCATATACCGTGTTTTGATTGATACCCATCAGGCGTGCAATTTCCGCCGGCGGGTAACCCTGCCAGTAAAGCTGTCTTGCCCGATGTCGGGTGAATGTTTCCTGAACCGTCATAGTCTCCCCCATGTCCTGCCGGGGAGGTTAACCCGCGCGCGTGGGGGCTTTCTTGCGGTGCTGGCTGTCAGCGTTCTGCGACAACAACAACGCATTGAGAGGGAGCCGGGCGCCCTGCCATCATCACCGGGAACTCAGAAACCGAGCGAGTAAACGAACATGGCAGGCACAGCAAAACCACGTAAGAAATTCCGCGTTATGACCTCCGGCGTCACCGTCGACGGACGTAAGGTCACCCGCGAACAGATCCATGCAATGGCGGCATCTTATAACCCGTCGCTCTATGGCGCCCGCGTCAATATCGAGCACTACCTTTCGCCCTTCCCAGGCAGCGATTTTTGCGCCATGGGGGATGTTGCGGCACTTTCTGCCGAAGACATTTCCGAAGGCCCGTTAGCGGGTGAGGCTTCCTTGTTCGCGGAGATCGAACCAACGGCACGTATGAAGGCCATGACCGACGACGGGAAGAAGATTTTCTCCAGTGTCGAAATTCACCCTCAGTTTCCCACGACCAACGGCCCCTATCTGGTTGGCCTGGCGATGACCGACACGCCTGCCAGCCTGGGAACGGACAAACTGAAATTTGCCGCCGAGAAACGCGGCGAGGTCATGCGCTTCAGCGCTGCTGATGCCGAAACGACAATGTTTACTAACGCATTCGAGGCGGAGCTGGTGCAGGCAGACCAGGAGCGCTCCACCTCCGGCAGCGAGTGGTTTTCTCGCGTGATGGGCATCCTCGGCAAGGGCAAGAAAACCGACGACGAGCGTTTTAGTCAGGTGCATCAGGCGGTCGAGGTAGTGGCTCAGTCACAGGCAGATCTGAGCGACCAATTCAGCGCCACCGCAGAAGAGATCGCCAGCAATAAGAGGGCTATTGCGAAGCTGGCCGCTGATCTGGCGGCGATGCAGCAACAGGTAGCAACAACGGACGGCAACTTCAGCCGCCGCCCGCCGGCCGGCGGTGGTGGCACCGTGCAGCTGGCTGACTACTGAGCCAACGACTGATATTCACTACAAGAGAAAAAGAACATGGAAAATATTACCCGCGAGCTGTTTGATCAGTATGTTGCCCGACAGGCTCAGCTAAACCGCGTATCGCCGGCAGCAGTCGCAGCAAAGTTTGCTGTTGACCCAACGGTACAGCAAAAGCTGGAGGCCGCAGCGCAGGAAAGTGATTCCTTCCTGAGCAAAATTAATATGTTTGGTGTCACCCAGCAGATCGGCCAAAAAGTGTTGATCGGCAGCAAAGGCCCGCTGGCCGGGGTGAACAACAGCACCAGCGCGCGCCGTAATCCTGTCGCCAACGACAAGATGGAGCCATTCAATTACATGTGCCGCAAGGTCAACTATGACTACGGTATCAGCTACGAACAGCTGGACACCTGGGCGCATCAGCCGAACTTCCAGCCGTTGATCAGCTCGGCGATGGCCCGTCAAATGTCGCTTGACCGCATCATGATCGGCTTCAATGGCACCCGTTACACCGACCCATCAGACCGCGCAGCCAACCCGCTGTTGCAGGATTGTGGCATCGGGTTCCTTGAGAAGATCCGCCAGGAAGCACCGCACCGCGTTATTTCTGACATCACCGTGACTTCACGCGATGATGACAACAAGATCATTACCAAAGGCACCTACGGCAACGTATCCGCCGCGGTCTATGACGCCAAAAATAGCCTGATGGATGAATGGCACAAGCGTAACCCTGACAACGTTGTGATCCTGGCTGGTGATCTGCTGACAACCAGCAACTTCCCGGCAATCAACGCCATGAGCCAGACCAACCCGAACACCGAAATGCTGGCCGGACAGCTGATCGTCGCGCAGGAGCGCGTCGGGAACATGCCGACCTTTATCGCGCCGTTCTTCCCGGTCAACGGCATCTTGATCACACCGTTCAAAAACCTGTCGATCTACTACCAGCGCGGTGGCCTGCGTCGCACCATCAAGGAAGAACCGGAGTACAACCGCGTCGCGACCTACCAGTCATCGAACGATGACTTCGTCATTGAGGACTACGGCAACGTGGCCTTTATTGACGGTATCACCTTCGCACAGCCTGCGAGCGGCGGTTAATCACCCGGGCGGGCACCTGCCCGCCCTACTTCGGGGACAGGATAATGCTGACACCGGCACAAAAACATTTTCAACGCGTCATGGCAGAGCGCCACGGCAGGACCGAGGAACATACGGACGCCGCCCGCACTGCGCATGAACAAATTCTCCACCGTCTGCGTATGGATCAGAGTGCACTGAAAAAAGTGCAGTCTGACCAGGCGAAAGCGGCGATGAAAAGACAGCTACTGCCGAACTACGCCGGCTGGATCGAAGGCACGTTGGAAGGCGACAGCGGCCGCCAGGATGAAGTGATCGTCACTCTCATGATTTGGGCGATCGATACCGGCGATTACCCGCTGGCGGTACACATTGGCCGCTATGTCATCGCGCATGACCTCGTGATGCCAGACCGTTTCCGTCGTACTGCGGCCACCGCCCTGGTAGAAGAGCTTTGCGATCCCATTCTGGTGCAGGTAAAGGCCGACGACACAGCGGACATCTCCCCTTACCTGTCGGTTCTGGATGACCTCGCGCAGATTATCGACGGTAAGGATATGCCGGATCAGGTACTTGCCAAGCTGCACAAAGCCCGTGGTTTCGCACTGCGTAGCGGCACTGAAGCCGACCAGACGAAGGCGCTGGAACTGCTACGCCTCGCGATGAAACTGGACGCCGGCGCCGGCGTGAAACGCGAAATCGAACGCCTGGCGCGACTGGTTAAAAAAGCCAGTCTGGCAACCGCCGGCGAAGGGGAAAGAAATGCTGACGGTACTGATACAACTGGCGCTGATGCTAATGCGGCAACAGGCGATGGTGATGGCAATACCAGTTCCGAGCCAGATACCAATACTGACGCTGCAGCATCGTCAGAAACGACTGCGGTGGCCACTAAACCCAGCAGACAACGCCGCGCCCCGAGCAAAGCGCCAGCTAAGAAGACGACCCGCAAGGCGCCGGTAAAGAAAACCAAGACGCCACCCACTGAATAAAACGACTTGCGCCCCGTGCGCTGGCGGCGCGGGTGGAGATCTGCCGTGCCTGGCGCGAGCTTTTCTCCACTCGCTCACCGCCACCTTTTGAGGAGATTGGGCCATGAGCCTTGTTGCCGGGCGTACCGTCACCCCCGCCGCTGACGATGTGCCAGATACCGATGATAACGGCGAGAAAGTCACCGCCGGCGCTTTCTGGCCTGAGATAAAACTCAGCGCCGTGCGCATGGAAATGCGCATTAACGGTGCGGTGACCACCACCCGATTAAAGCACGCCGTGATCGAGGCCGTGGCCCATGTCATCGACCAGTTAAGTGCCTGGCAAACCGTCCAGATAAAAACCGGTTATGCGTTGCTGGCGGCCGTCCCTGCGAGTGAAATCAATGGCGAGAGCGTGAAGGTATTCCGTTATCGCCGCGCGGTGTACAGCCTAACTCGTGCGTACCTGATTGAGAATTACCGCGACGTTGACACCACCGGCGACGCCGGCGAGAAGCACGCCACCGGACTTACCCTCCAGGCTGCGGACCTGTGGCGCGATGCCCGCTGGGCTATCGCCGATATTCGCGACGAAGTGCGCAATTTCGCGGAGGCATTCTAGTGAAAGTGCGAGCAATACAGGGCGATACGCTGGATTTACTGTGCCAGCGCCACTACGGCACCACACAGGGCGTCACCGAAACCGTGCTGGCCGCCAATCCAGGGATTGCCGAACAGATATTTCTGACCGCCGGCCAGGTGGTCGAGCTGCCGGAGATCGACCGGTCAGCACAGCAGGAGGCCGTACAGTTATGGACGTGATCGACCGTATCTGGAGTTGGGTGATCTACACCTATTCAACCCTACTGATGGGTTTAGGCATGATGACGCAACGAGAATGGCTGACCGTCGGCGGGCTGGTGATTGGTCTGGTCGCTGCCGCGTTGGGCGAAATCCATCGCCGTCGCGTTGCCCGCAGCCAGGAAACCACCAACGCCTTGCTGGCGCAGTTGATCACTGCGGTGCGCAGTGACACCGAGAACCGGAAAGAGGTGAAAGAACTCATTACCTCGCTGAAAGGGGGCACCCGATGAAAAAGCGCGTTATCGCTTGCAGCGTCGGCGCAGTCATTGCCCTGGCTGGTGCCCTGTGGCCCGAGCGAGTGCGCACCAGCCAGGCGGCACAGCTGAAAATGGCGAGGTACGAGGACTGCCGCAAAACCCCTTACTACTGCCCCGCCGGTGTACTCACGGTCGGCATGGGTTCAACGGCCCGCGTCGAAAATCGCGAGTACCAGGAGGCGGAGATCGCCGAACGCTGGGTGAATGACCTGGTGCGGGCTGAGAAATGCATTAACAACAACTTCAATGGCGCCGCTGCCCCGCAGTTTGTTTTTGATGCCTTGAGCGACGTCAGTTTCAACGTTGGTTGTACCGGGATCAGTTGGTTCACCGATCGCCAGGGAAAAAAACAGCGCACCACGTTATGGAAGCATGCACAGGCCGCTAACTGGCCCGGCGTATGCGACCGGCTGACAGATTTTGTGAATTCCGGCGGCAAGCGCCTGCAAGGGCTGGTGAATCGCCGCGAAGAGTTTAAAGCCTGGTGCCTGTCAGACCCTGCGTTAAAGGCCGCCAAATGAAAGCGGTAACGGTATTAATTCTGCTGTTTCTGGCGTCGTTGGCCGGTCTGGGCTGGCAAAAACATCAACGGGCGCTGGCCGAACAAGGCCAGGCGGATGCAGAGCGCGCCCTTAACCAGGCGGGTAATGTACTGGCAGAAGTGCGCGCCCTGCGCGCGGACGTCGGCGAGATTGAGGCCGCAATGAAGAAGCTGGGCGAGAAGCGCGGCGCTAATGGAGAAATACGACGTGAAACCATCAAGACCGCGCTGGCCGGCGAGAAGTGCGCCGTTGCTCCTGTGCCTGCTGCTGTCGCTGACAGCCTGCAAAAACGCGCCGCCGAAGTCCGCGCCGCAGATTATTCAGGAGCCGTTGCCGGCAAGCCTGACGGCAGGCACTGACGTACCTGCAACACCGGAACCAATGACTTACGGCAGTCTCGCGCCGTGGTCCGATGCGCTGCTGGATGCACTGGACACCTGCAACGCCGACAAGGCAGCCATACGAGAACTGGAACAGAGGCGCATCGCCCGGGGGATAAAGTGAAAAAAGCCGAATTGCTGCGCGATGCGCTGATTGCCAGTAACCAATGGTGCAAGGCCAACCCTGAACAATTCACCGTGTGGGTAGAGAAAGGCCACATCGAGATCCAGGCTACCGGGGAAAGCTCGTTTATGTACCTGTATCCAATTCAAATACTGGCGATGGATTTCCCCGGCCAGTTGGATGATCTCATGCTGCCGCTATTGGCCTGGGTGTGGGAAAACCAGCCCGACCTATTGCTGAACCCAGACAGCAACAAAAAAATTGAATTCGATGCCGATATCGTGAGCGACATCAGCGCCGATATTCTGCTGAAAGTGCCGGTATGGGAGCGCGTCATGGTGACTGTCGAGAACGGCAAACCCGTTGCACAGCACCTGGCAGAAGACAAGCCGCGCTTCGGCGGCGGCGATTGGCAAATGGTCTTTGACCCAGAGCAAGGCGGGGAGCTGCTGCCATGACAGATGCCGCGCTGTTCCACCAGTTGGATCAGGTATTCGCCGACATTCTGGGCGGCATGTCACCTGCCGGCCGCATTCGCACCGCACGCGAGGTGGGCAGGATGCTGCGTCAGAGCCAGTCACGCCGTATCGCGCGACAGGAAAACCCGGACGGATCGAAATTCGAGAAGCGCCGCCGCAAGGTGATGCGCTCACAAGCGGGGATCGGCTTCATCTGGAACGGTGAAACCCGGCGGCTGAAGAACTGGCGGGCGACCAAAGGCAGTCGGGGGCGCATGTTGACCGGGTTCGATGAGGATCGCGGCGCTGTTCGTTCGTTCTATCGCGAGGATATCGAGCGCTATCTCGAGATCAATTTTACGCAGACCCGTAAGGACACCACCAAGGCCGATCCGATGTTTCGCCGGCTGCGTACCGCCCGGTTCCTGAAGGCGCGCGCCGATGCTAGCGGCGCTGCCGTAGGCTATACCGGCGTCGCCGCCCGTATTGCTCGCACGCACCAGTACGGTCTGCGCGATCGAGTGAACAAGTCCGGCGCGGTGGCAACTTACCCGCAGCGTGAGCTGCTGGGACTGACCAAGGCCGACCGCATGGCGATCGCCCGTTCGGTCATTGACTCGCTGGGGGTGAAGTAGTGGGGATCGCCGAGTTAATCCGCCTGCTGGAAAACGTGATCCGCGTTGGCGTGGTCACTGAGATCGACGAGAACGCCTGGCGCGTACGCGTTGCCACTGGCGAACTGGATACCACCTGGCTGCGCTGGAACGCACAGCGCGCCGGTGCGTTCAATATCTGGCTACCGCCGTCCATCGGTGAGCAGGTCTGGCTAGTCTGCATCGGCGGTAACCCGGAAACGGCGATTATTGGCGGCAGTCTGTACAGCAACGATCACCCCGCCCCCGGAGGCTCGCGTAACGAGATGGTGATCACCGCCCCGGATGGCGCCAAATTTCGTTATGACGCGGACGATGGTGCGCTGGAGGTCAGCGGCATCAAGACGGCCAAAGTATCGGCCGAGGTGAAAATCATCCTCGATTCTCCTGTCGTCGAATGCACTGAGCTGCTGAAAACCAAAAAGTTTGACGTCACCGAAGGTGGTGAGATGCGCGGAACCTTCAGCCATAGCGGCGGTGCTTTCACCTCCAACGGTGTACAGGTCGACGATCATGGTCATGGCGCCATTGAGCGCGGTGGCGATTGGACGGAGGGCACCCGATGAGCGAGAAATATCGCGGTATGAATGCCGCCGGCACCGGCACGCTGACAGACGCAGATCACGTCTGGCAGTCGGCGAATGACATTCTGCTGACGCCCATCGGTTCACGAGTCATGCGCCGCAATTACGGCTCACTGGTGCCAGACCTGCTCGACAGCCCGCAGAACGATGTCACCCGCCTGCAACTGATGAGCGCGGTGGTTATCGCACTGGCAGCCTGGGAGCCACGCTTAGCGCTGGACACTATTAACGTCACCTATTCGCCGACAGGCGCCGTCACCGCAGAAATGTCCGGCTTGCTGACGGAGAACATGGAAAAGAGCACCGGCACGGTCACGCTAAGGAGCAACAACGATGCCAACGATTGATCTGTCACAGCTGCCATCGCCGGAAATTATTGAGGCACTCGATTTCGAGACAATCCTCACCGACGTGAAAGCGGTCATGGTTGCCGCCTTCCCTGCTGACCAGCAGGCATCGGTCGCCGCAGCCCTGTCGCTGGAGTCTGAGCCGCTCAATGTGATAGCCCAGGCGATAGCCTACCGTGAATTGCTGCTGCGCCGACGCATTAACGAAGGCGCCGCCGCCTGCATGTTGAGCCATGCCGCCGGCACTGACCTGGACAATCTGGCCGCTAATCTGGACACCGAGCGCCTGACGATCACCCCGGAAACGGACACCGCCGACGCGGTGATGGAAAGCGACGAGGCCCTGCGCCTGCGTGCGCAATCTGCATTTGAGGGGATGAGCGTCGCCGGGCCGTCAGCGGCCTATGAATATTTTGCCCGCAGCGCCAGCGGCAAAGTTGCCGATGCCAGGGCAACCAGTCCGGCACCGGCAGAGGTGGTGATCGCCATCCTGTCGACAGATGGCGACGGCACGGCCTCGCCGGAGCTGCTGGCCGCCGTGACGACCGCCGTTAACGATGAAGAAGTGCGACCGCTGGGCGACCGCGTGACGGTTCGCAGCGCAGATATCGTCGACTATTTGATTGATGCCGAGCTGTTCTTGTATCCGGGGCCAGAGTCGGAACCCATCATTAACGCCGCCATGGCATCGCTGCGGGCCTTTCTGGCCGCTAACGACAAGAAGATCGGGCGTGACGTTGCGCGTACGGCGATCACCAGCTCGCTGCATGTTCAGGGGGTACAGCGCGTGGTGCTGAGGTCGCCGGCCACTGACCTGCCGATCTCCGACGTACAGGCAGCACGCAACATCGGCTACGCAGTAGAAAACGGCGGGACAGATGAATAACACCCTGCTCCCACCGTCGGCCGGCGCCTGGATGCGCCACACCGAAACGGTCACCGCGCGGCTGTCGGCGATTACTGTGGCGCTGCGCACCCTGTGGACGCCGATGGCCTGCCCGGTAGAGCTGCTGCCATATCTTGCCTGGGCGCTGTCGGTTGACCGGTGGGACAAGACTTGGCCGGCGGAGAAGAAGATAGCGGCGATCCAACAGTCCTACTGGCAGCACCGCCGCAAGGGCACGCGTGCCGCAGTTCGCCGGGTAATTGAAAGCATGGGATTTTCGGCCACCTTCGCCGAATGGTTCGACACTGGCGACCAGCCGGGAACCTTTCGGCTTGAAGTTGACGTTAACGAAATCGGGCTCACTGAAAAAACGCTGGCTGAATTAAACCGCCTGATTGCTGATGCAAAACCGGTCAGCCGGCACCTTGCGCAGATGAATATCGCGACAAAAACCAGTGGCTTTATTTATTCCGCCGTCGCCATGCATGACGGGGACGTAGTCACTGTCTACCCGGCCGATTACGAACCGGACGACAGCATTAAATACAACGGCATTCCGCACTTTGGTAGCGGTTATCACTATTCCGGGGAGTAACATGACGAAAATTACCGAGAGCGACCGCTGGGAAGATGGCGTTTATCAAATAAAACGCGGGGATAGCGTATCTGGCGGGCGTGATGGCGTTGCCAATATTCAGGCGCAGCAACTGGCTAACCGTACTCAATATTTAAAACAGGCAATAGAGGGTTACTCCATTGGCGAACAGCCTTTTGATAACAAGGAAAAAGCGCAGGCAAAAATTAATGACGGCAGCCTTCCATTAAATTCTCGTTTTTCTGTGCGTATCGAGAACGCAGACGCATGGGTTGCTGAATTTAAAAATATCGATGGTGTCGCCACACCAACGGGCCGAACTTTACCCACTGGCGAGTTGGTTAAAAAAGTCACAGATTATTTTCACGTCAGCGAAGCCATTAGCAATTTACTGATTGATATGGTTGATGATGATTATTTCTCGGTATGGCGGCTATTTGATAATGGGGCTTTTGGCACGATTAAAAGCCTGCTTTCACCGCAGGGAATTTTTCTTGATGACCTGAAAATAACTCACGTAGGGGAACGTGCCGGCATTATTTTCCAAGATGCCGATGATTTTATTGTTGAACTCGTCAGCCCTGCGGGAGATGTAGCTCCAAGAGCCCTGCAGGGGCACGGCGAGTTCTCAACTCTGACCACGCAAGATGCCTGGCTGAGACTTGAAGACGCCGACGGTTTCTTCAGAGATTACATCGATATCGACGGCAACCCTATCGGTACTGGCGGCAGCGTCAGCGAGTTCGATTTAGTGGCACACGACGCGCAGAACAAGGCTTATTCCCAATCTGTGCGCGACCGCTATAACGCCGATATCCAGCGCTTGGTTTCAGCACTGAATCACCTGATCATTTATAGCCAGAGCCTAGGAACCCAGCAAGAGGGATGGCCCGCACTCAGCAAAGAGCCAACAGAAGGTTATGACAACCTTATGCTGGGTGATAGCGTACGGCCAAAAAGTCGTACCGCTGCAGAATTCGTGCCAGTCGGTGAGGCAATGCTCAAGCCACTCAAAGCAGTCGTTCAGTCTGGGGATGGCAGCGCAATTTTGACGGACGAACAAGTCGCAGCTTTGGCACCTGGGGCCGGCAATGAAGGCGAAGGTGGCGTGGCGCTGGGTAACTTCCTGCGCAAGCTGTGGCTGCAAAAAAATTGCTTAGAACGGGATCCAACGCGGCGCTTTGTAGTGTCCAGCACTGGCGTGAATGGTCGCACTATCGAAGAGCTGTCCAAGGGGGCTAGTCCAGAGCTATACCAGCGCCCATTACAGGCAGTGCGGCAAGTTAAAAATATCGCTGATGGGTTAAGTGTCAGTTATTCGATAGGCGCAATAATTTGGCTTCAGGGTGAATGGAACTATAACGGTACTCGCGGTGGCGTACAGACCAAAGACGAGTATAAAGCCAAGCTGGAAAAACTCTATAACGACATGATCCGCGATATGGCTGTAGGTATTGCAGGGCAAAAGTCACCACCCGCTATTTTTATGTATCAAACTGGCGCGACTTATTCGTCAGATAAATATGATTTGGCAATCGGCATGGCGCAATGGGAGTTCTGCAAAGAACATCCTAATGCCTACCTCGTAACACCCGTCTATGACAAGCCAGATAAGGGTGGGCATTTGACGGGGAATGGCTACCGCATGCAGGACATGCAATTTGCAAAAGTGATACACCGTGTGCTCAACGAAGGACAGGGCTGGGAGGCGCTCGGCCCCATCAGGATTATTCGCATTGGGCGAGTGGTTTATGTTCTGTATCACGTCCCAAGCCCACCACTTCAATTTAGGCCGTCATATGTGGGGCGCATACCAACGATGTATGCAGACAAGGGGTTTCGGGTTACGGATAGCGCCGGGACGGTTCCCATCGAGTCCGTGGAGATTGCCGCTGATACCATCATCAAAATTACACTTGCGGCGGTACCGGTGGGAGAGGCCAAACTATGGTACGGCGATAAAACTGCGCACAACGGCAATGGAAATGTTTTTGATAGTGATACTTTCGCATCACTGGCGAACTACGAATATCAGGCAGGCTCTGGACAATATGCTGATGAAAATATTGCTGACCTGGTTGGTAAACCTTACCCATTAAATAATCCATCGGTGCAATTCTGTGTACCGATCGAGAGCGGAGAATAATTATTATGGTCATGGTCATTAAATCAAACGTTGCCGGCGCGTCTATTTCCAAGCCCGACGGCTGGAACCCGCCATTCAGTACAGAGGGGCTGAGATATGCCAATATATTTGGTCGCGGCAATCTGACTACCAACCTGGCCCCCGGTGGCGCACCAGCATTGGCCTACGGTAATCCAACGCAGAAAGGTGAGGCGTTCGAGTTTTCGACGGGGAATTACCTGGACACACGAGTGCCGACCAGCGAGAAAGCTACGCTGATTTCTATCGCAAATAATACCGACTCAACACAAAGTGGCCGCTGCTTTTTGATTTCAAGCTACAAAGGGTCTTCCGATGCAGGAAAATCACTACTGACTGCGGGGGTAGCACCGTCATCTCTGTATTTGTACTCTCATTACAAGGGAATAGGTGCCGATGGTAACCCGTTTGATAATGCAGCCTCAGTATCGTTCAGGACTCGTAGTACTGACCGAAGCCCAGCATTCTTTTGTGGCCGTGATTTCGGTAACTCACTCGCAGTTAGCGATCTAACTAATGCGCAAATCAAAACATCTACACCGAGCAGCACGGTAAGTGCATTTGTAAACCCGGCTCTCACATATCTGATCGGGCAGAGCCGCGTGGAAGGTTCTCCGAAACACCTCAACTACGCCACGTTGATTTATGACCGGGCACTGAGTGATGACGAGCTGATGCAGATTTATCTGTATTTCCAAGGCTATTACAGCCGTCGCGGGATCTCCATTTAATGAGCCTGGGGAAAAATGAGTGAGGGAGGTCTAAGCGTGAGCGACAAAAAATTCAGCGCGTCAATTACCGCTCTTGGTGCAGAGCGGCTGGCAAATGCAGCCGCTACCGGTACGCCTGTCGCCATCGTGGAAATGGCGGTTGGTGATGGAGGCGGGGCTCTGCCGGCCAGCGGCAGCGGTAGCCTGATCAACGAACAACATCGAGCCTCGCTGAACAAGCTGGTGATCGCCAATAATGATGCCCGCGTGATCGAGGCAGAAATGATCATGCCGCCACAAATTGGCGGTTTCTGGCTGCGTGAGATGGCGCTCTATGCCGATGACGGTGAATGTATTGCCGTCGGAAATATGCCTGAAACCTATAAGCCTCTGTTGGCTGAAGGCTCGGGACGCTTCCAGATTATCCGGATGCAGTTGATAGTCAGTAGTACCGCAGCGGTGGAACTGATTGCTGATCCGTCTGTTGTTTTGGCAACGGTCGAAGACGTCAATACTCTGGAAGAAAAGGTCAAAGACTACACCGATGATCAATTGTCAGATCATGAGCAATCGCGTAACCACCCAGACGCCACGCTGACAGCAAAGGGCTTTACACAGTTGAGCAGTGCCACGGACAGCGATAGCGAAGATTTAGCCGCAACGCCGGCAGCAATCAAAGCGGCGATCAAAGCCGCAGTCGAAGCAGCAGTGCGCCAGGCATGGGAACTTGACAACCCGGTTGGCTCTTCCCGAATTTTTAACCAAAACCTGAACCCTAACCAGCGATGGCCATGGTCGCAGTGGGAATATGCCGGCGAGCACCTGACCATCAGAACGGCGAAATCCGACGGCTCCGATGTGGGCACCATTGGCGGTAGTGACACAACTAACATTACGCGTGCCAATCTCCCAGCCGAAGAAATCGACGTCTCAGGGACAGCACAAGATACCGATCTTGGAACTAAACGTACCAAGCCTGGCGGTAAGCACGTGCATCCCGGCGTACCCAAGCGCGACAATGAGTACGAATTGGGCGGCGTCAACCGGGCGTTATTCAACCCCATGCTGACTGGCGATACAGATGAATCCGGTGAACACGATCACGAAGTGGAGTTAGGCCCACACGGCCACATAGTTTCAGGAAAAACCGCCGTGCTGGGACAGGGCCAGGCGATTAACATTGTCGAGCGACATAAGTTGCAAATGCTGTGGCATCGCGTGGCCTGACCCGCCAATTAAAACAAGAAAGCCCCAAACGGGGCTTTTTCTTCTTCTGCAGTACAGCCGGCGGCGTCTATATCTGCCGGCACATCGAGCATCAACCAAAAAGGCCGCTTACCGAGTTCGTCACCGAATTGACCGCATTGGTCGCGCTGGTGCGGAGCTCGCCCAGCACGTCACTCGCCGATGTCGTTTGCAGCTTCTCCCTGAAATCGCTGTCGACCCGGCTCAGGCTGATCGTGAACTCGATTTTTTTCGCGTTACCGTAGCGATCAAACTCAGACTTTCCACGCTCCAATCGCGTCATCACGTACATGCCGTAGATCCGGCCATCGCCTTCAATCAGCGGCCAGGGCCGACCGGCGTAGCCGATAGTCTCCAGCGCATACAGCGACACGCCACCGCCTGTGACCTCAGGATACAAAACACCGTCGAGCGTAATATTTTCCTCCCCTGAGCCAATGTACTGCCATGCGGCTGACTGGTTGATGCGCTCATTCTTCACGTGGCGCCACTCTTGTGAATGGCGCAGCTGCTGATAAGGGAGCGTGCGCAGCGTAAAAACAAACATCCCGAAAACCATCATCATGGTTGTAACCTCCGTTAATCTCGATCGCGGAATGACCCACGGTTACCTTTAGCTGTGCTGGCCATTGCATCGCGCACTGCATTACGCACCATCCGTTCCAGCTCCTGATCCGAACGCTTGCCCACATCGTTAAAATTCAACTGAAAAATGGGCGCCCCACCTCCTGTTGCCGATACCGGAGACATAGCGGCGGGCTGCGTTGCAGACGGAACCGAAAGCACACCGCCAGCAGCGGCAGCAAGGCGCGGTACCGGTTGCGGCATAACGCGTGCTTCCTGATACGCCCCACGCAGTGCCAATGCCTGCGGGAGGTTTTTAAAGACAATATCCCCCGGACCAATACGTTTAGTGGCGGCTTTGGTATTGTCCGCAGTGGCCTTGGTACTGCCGGCGATCTCACTCAGCCGGCGCTGCGTGCCGGTATCACCGGTCAATATCGGTGGTGGCGCCCCAAGCTTGGGATCAACAGTTGCTGCCCCCGTCGGCAGGCCGGGCCCGGTCCAGTTCCACCCTTTCTTAACCATTTTTTTCTGCTGGGGATCCCATTCCCACATCACAGGCTGATTACGCAGGCTCTCGGCCTTGCGTCGTGCCTGCTCGATTCCATCCGGGATCAGGCCCATTTTTTCAAGCAGCCAGCCCACGCCATCCATCAACTTGCTGAGCGGGTACAGCAGCACCTGTAGTGCTGTACCAAACACTCGCCCAAACGTCTCGCCGGCACTGGTGCATTTCTCCAGCGTCTCTTTGCTGGTCTGCATCGGTGACAGCAGTTTGGTAAACCAATCCCACACGCGGCCGATTGCGTCACCAATTACACCGAAGATCGGCGTAATTCGTGCGAAGGCATCGCGCAGCGGCGCCAAAGCCTCCATAACACCGACGCCAAAGCCAACAAAGAACGCCTTGATTGGCTCCCAATAGCGCCAGATAAGCACGCCGGCGGCCACAAATGCAGCCCCCACTAACCCGATAGGGCTCAGCAGGAGAGATAGCGCCATACCAAGCATTGAAAAAGCGCCAGTGATCAGCCCCCACACTGCCGATAGGCCAGTTAATCTGAATGCCAGCTTGGCTACCCCCTTCGTCAACGTTCCGAGCGCGAGTGACGGGGACAGGAAAGTAGTCAGCAATAAGTTGCGTAGCGGCGCCAATTTCCCAATCAAACCACCGAAACCGCCAGACAATTTCGACAAGACACGCGACCAACTGGCGATTGCCAATTTAGCGCTGCCGGATGCTCCGCCCAGACCACGGAATAAGGTGATCGCTCCCATGAGGCTGCGGCCGCCAGTCAGCAGCGTAAATCCCAGATGCAGCTTAGCCAGCGGACCTATGAGTAAACCGGTTGCTAGGCTGGCAATCCCCAGCGCCGCTACCAGAGCGGTGACGGCACCCGCGGTCAGCAGGATGGATTGCGCTAAACGCGGGTTTTGTTTGACCCATTCGCTCGCTGCGGTGATGGCGTCACTCAGCCCCTGCGTCAGCTTGCGCAGTGGGCCGTCGGCGGTTTCTTCAACCTGAATGCGGAAGCCTTCCCATGCTGAATCCAGGTTTTTCAGATCTCCGCCGAGGTTGTCCGCCATTACCTTGGCGGCTTTCAGTGCTTCGCCTTGCGACTTTTTCAAGTCGGCCAGTAGCTTCTGCAACTCGCCGCTGCCGGCAGACAGTACCAGCGACTGGAATGACTTTGCGGCTTCCTCGCCCGCAATGTCTTTGAAGAAAGACAGCTGATCGGTGGCCCCGTATTTCTTGATTGACTTATAGAGGTCTGCAAGAACAACCTCAGCCGGCCGCATCTTGCCAGTGGCATCAGCCACAGTAACACCCAGCTCTTTCAACGCGTCCTTAGCTTTCCCCGTTGGAGCTGCCAGGCGAGAGAACGTGGTTTGCAACCCAGTACCGGCGATACTGCCGCGCAGGCCTACGTTAGCCATAACACCGATCATCGCTGTCGTTTGCTCAACGCTAACGCCAAGGTTAGATAACCCTGTACCGGCGTATTTCATCGCCTCGCCGATATTCAGCAGATCGGTGTTGGTCCGGGTGAATGCGGCGGTCAGCACATCGCTGACGCGATCCATCTCCTTCGGATCAAGGCGAAACTGAGAAAGGATATTCGAACTGATATCAGCGGATTCGCCAAGCTCCATACCGCCAGCCAGCGCCATATTGAGCACGCCAGGTAACGCGGCCTGGATTGACTGCGGGGTAAAACCGGCCATTGCCAGAAATGCCTGGCCGCTGGCCGCATCGCGGGTAGTAAAAGCAGTTTCGGCGCCAAGCTTTTTCGCCTGCGCGCGCAGGTCAGCCAGTTGAGACGAGCTTTTATCCAGTCGCGTCAGCGCCTGAACGCGTGACATCTCTTCATCGAAGCCAACAGCCGGCGCCAGAAATGTGCCCCCGGTATATCCGGCGGCCGTGGCACCCAATGCCATCCCCATGCCCGTACCGCGCAGTTTGCTGCCGGTTTCTTTGGCGCGAGAATACCGGGCCTGCGCCTGGGTGACCGCCGCCAGTTGACGCCGTTCTCGCTCCAGTTGCTGGTTATACTGCTCGGTGCGCCGGATGGCGCTTTGTATCGCACCGCGGCCGGCGGTCAGATTGACACCATGCTGCCGCACAGCCTGGGATGCTTCACGTAGCTTGGCCGTTTGCAGGCTGTAGGTTTGCGTCAGTCGGGAAAGTTTGCCGCGCAGATTCTCCAGGTGTGCGGCCTGGGCATCGGTCAGTTGTCCGCCCTCTCGAACGGTCTGATTCAGTCCGTTAAATTCACGCTTCGCACGGTTAATCTTCTGCGCAGTGTCGTTGGCCTGCGTGCGCAATCGGTCGAAGCTGGCCGCCTGTTTATCCAGGTCTTTAACGGCACTTTGGGTTTTCTTGAGTGAGTCAGAAAGGCCGCCAACTGCTTTGCTGGCGGCGTTAACCGGGCGGGTAAGTTTGTCGATCGCGCTGAACGCGACGCGAATACTAAGATCCATGTTCGTCCTCTTCGTCTTCGTCGTCATGGTTGCCGCTGCGGATGGCGGCGCGCTGGCGCCAGGCCATCAGCTCGCGCAGCTCCATGCCGTACATCTCGGAGGGCGGCCAGTGAAAAACTACAGCAATGTCAGCGATGAGATCGTCAACGCTGGTAAAAAGGGGTTGTCTTACTTGCTCCCCGTCTCCGCTGCGTTCGGTACGGACGGCGCCGCTTTGGTCAAAAAAGGCGTCAGCTCTTCGATGAATGACACGAAATCGCCGGTATCCAGCATGGAGATTTCCACGGAGGTCAATGCCGGTGATGTGACGCGGGTTAACAGGGTGGAAATCGCGTCATAGTCGAAGTTGAGTACATCGACCAGGCGCAGGCCGCGCAGTGAGCCCGCTTGCTTAATGGTATCGGTGATAGCGACGGTGCTGATTTCAGTGCTGCCGCGTTTGATCGGGGTAGAAAGAGTAACTGACATTGTAAAATTCTCCAGGCGGTAACATGTACCGCCGTCATTGAGTTGAGGATTAAGCAGCCGAATCAGCTACCCATGCCGAGCGCGGAAGTAATACGGTCCGGGTAAAGATTTTTCCCGTTGCGCTTATAGATAAAGTTCAGCAGGTCGATTTCCAGCAGCGCCTTGTCATCCACCGACAGCTTGTAATAGGTGTTTTTGATGGCATAGGTGTGGTTGGTGTCGTCGCCCTGCTTGGCTTCGCCCTGATCGATTTCGGTAATGCGACCACGCATCTCGACCTCCATCAGCGAGCTGCTGCCGCCGCTGTAGATTTCGCCAACAAAACGCAGGCGCAGCTCGTCAATGTCGCCGCCGTATTTCTGGATCAACTCTTCAACCACGCCACCGACCACCATCGAAGCATCGAGGGCGCCACCGTCCAGGCCAAGATCCACCGCTACCGCACCCAGCATTCCGCCGCCCTGGTAATCTTCGGTTTTACGGGTAATCTTTGGCAGCGTAACGCTGGGGATTTTGCCGATGTGGTTAGTGCCATCGACAAACAGCGTAAAGAGTCTAAGTTTCTTAGGGATAGCCACTTATGCCCCTCCCAGCGACGCAAAAGCCGCTTCGTAATATTGATCGGTGAAGGTCTGGATCATGGTCAGATCTTCCAGCGGCGGCACCGGGCTGTAGTTGTAACGCACTACAGCCTTACCCTGGCGAATGCCTGTCGTTGGGTTATCCACGATATCGAACCAACACGCGGCGCCGATCAGTTTGCCGGCGGTGACAAGTCCTTGCAGCTTGGCGTCAATGCCGCTGACCACATCCTTGACGTTGGCTGGCGTTAGCGGGGTATCCACCGTGGTGAACTGCGCTTCCGCAATCGTGTCTGCCAGGATCTGCGCGGTACGGGTGTACACCTCGAAGATGTAATTTTCCGTATCCGTGGTGCGGTTGCCCCAGAAGCGGAAGCCGTCACGCTTGATTAACGTGGTGACTTCGTTGGCGTTCAGCTCGTTAGCGTCGGAATCCTCCGCCTGCAACGCCCAGAACACATCTTTCGAGATACCGAGCACATTGCTAACCGCCACGTTCGACAGCGACTTATGCCAGCCCTGCTCGTTGTCGATCTTAGCCCGAAGCCCCAGCGCATAAGCCACAGACGGAAACTCTTCGTTTTCTCCGGACTGCTGGTTATAGGCGATAAAGTTCGGCCAGAGCAGCATGCCTTCACGCTCAGCGAACTGCTCGCGATAGGCTTTTGCCTCGACGATCGTCTCGCAGCTGTCGCAATAGCTGTAGGAGAATGCCCGCAGCTGCTTGGCAATCACGCGTAGCTGTGCGGTCACTTCCTGCGTGTCATACATCGGCACGCCAAGAATACGCGGCCGGTAACCCACTTTCTGTTCGGCTGTCAGCAGCGCGAACATGCCGGTGTAACTGCCGTCAGCCTGGGAGCCGCCGATGATCAACTGGGATTGCGTCGGCGCGCCCTCGCCGGTGCCAGCCGCCGCGACACGCACCACAATGACTCGCGTGCTTACTTGGTCGGAAATAGCCTTCAGTGATTTGTACAGGGAACCGGTTTTGCCGGCCTTGCCGAGCACGCTGATAACCCGCGTAATCAAAACCGGAGTATTTAAAGGAAAGGTGGTAGCGTCAGCATCATCCGCCACCGCAACCAGACCGATGACCGTTGAGTCAACGTCATTGATCGCGGTTTGCAGGTCGGTGTTTTCCTTGACGCGCGCACCGTGGAAAAAATTGTCGGTCATACTGTACCGCCATCATGCTTGTGAGTTCGTGGTGATATTCGCTGAAAAAGGCCCACCCGACACGCAGCGCCGGTTGTCATATATCGGCGACAACAACGCGCGGTTTGCCCTATCGCGCGCGCATGAAACCATCAGCGCCGGAGGGATGACTCATGGCACTGATTACAGACTCGATCGACAAGGTAAAATCGCTACTGGATGAAGGAACGGGCGCGCTCAAGGATTACCAGGCGGAACTGTCACGCGTGCCGGCATTCGGCGTATTACTGGGCGGCAAGGCGTTGGCCATATTGGATGAACGGATAATGTCACTGGAGATGACGGACAACCGCGGCTTTGAAGCAGATGAATTAACGATCACCGTGGATGATAGCGACGGCCAGCTCCAACTACCGCCGCGAGGTGCTGAGCTTTCCGCGTCGCTGGGCTGGCGAGGTGAGGCGCTGGTCTACAAAGGCGTTTTCATCGTTGACGAAGTGGCGCACTCCGGGCCACCGGACACCATGACTATCACCGCACGCAGCGCTGATTTTCGCGATGAGTTCAATGTTAAACGCGAGGTGTCCTGGCACGATGTTACCGTTGAGCGGGTTGTGTCCGCCATTGCCCGGCGCTACAACCTGAAGGCTATTATTTCCGAACAGCTGATGGGGCTGGAGATCGACCACGCCGACCAAACGCAAGAAAGTGATATGTCATTCCTGACGCGCATGGCCGACATGCTGGGCGCCATAGCTACCGTGAAAAACGGCAGCCTGCTGTTTATCCTGCCCGGCGGCGGCGTCAGTGCATCTGGCAAGGCGCTGCCGTCCTTCGCCATCACCCGCAGCAGTGGCGACCGGCATTCGTTCCGCATTGCAGACCGCGACGCCTACACGGGTGTGCGCGCCTATTGGCTGGATCTGGAGTTTGGGAAAAAGAAAAAGGTTACGGTGAAAACCCGCAAGCCTGCAAAAAAGAAAGCGGAACGCAGCAGCAACCGCGAGGGAGATTATATTGAGGGGGAAGACGGCAACGTTTATGTGCTGCGAAAAACCTACAATAGCGAAACTGCCGCGAAACGTGCAGCTGCTGCAAAATGGCAACAGCTAAAACGCGGAGCCGCTGAATTTACCCTCACCCTGGCCTATGGCCGTGCCGATTTATACCCGGAAATGCACGGCACCGTTACGGGATTTAAAACGGATATCGATAATCAGGACTGGATTATAGCCAGAGCCAGTCACACTATTGACGGGAATGGCTTTACCACCCGGCTGGAGTTTGAGGCAAAAATACCCGAATGGATTGCAGAAAGTGGAGAATGACGGCCATAATGTCAGGGAGTTCAACTCCCGCCATGGGAGGCCATCATGTTTGTTTGCCCGAATTGCGGTGCCGTCGCTCGTACGCGCACCAGTCGCCGTCTCAGTGAAATGACGATACGGCAATATCATCAGTGTCAGAATTTCGAATGTAGCATCACGTTCACGACGCTAAACAGCGTTGAGAAAATGGTAACAAAGCGCGGCCCACGCGAAGAAGAGTTACCATCTGATTTTATCCCGCAAGACGCCTTCCCCACATCCCACTATGGGCGCGATCAACTCAATCTATCGCTGTGACCTGCCCCGCCTATGTGCGGGGTTTTTTACGATGTCAATTGACTGCACTCCCAAAAAAGACTTATAAACTGTAAATGTTAATTGTACTTATGTATCAAACTGTAATGGAGTGTTCATCATGGCATTGGTTAGTTGTCCAGAATGTTTAAAAGAGATTAGTGATTCAGCGTTAAGATGCCCTTCATGCGGCAAGCAGATTAAAAAAATACGCCGTTCATTTTTTGGGAAATTAATTAAATGGATTTTCATTCTTTTTAATATATTTATGATATATAGCGTTTTTGTTGGGTTAAGCGGAAGTGGAGATGTTATAAACAGCGCGACGTCGGAGGCTGAACGTGCTGGAGCTACAATTGGGACTGGTTTAGGAGTAATGCTGCTAGGGTCAATATGGGTTATTGGTGACATTATTATCGGCACTCTTGTTTTTCTGACCCGCCCAAAAGGATAAGAGGCTAGGATGATAAACTCACTCCGTACATCCGTGGTGTGCAGCATGCTGGTTTTACCATTCTTTGCTGCGGCAGAAGATGAAAACAAATTAAATAAAGAGGCGTTGTCGCAATGTCAGTCTGAAATCAACGGAACCAAGCGCTTGGCGTGCTATGACGAGCTGTTTAAGCCAACAGGTAACAATGATAATACGCAACCATCAGATGATGTTGGGAAGTGGAGCGTTTCAACGGAAAAATCTCCTGTCGATGACTCAGAGAATGTTTTCCTTATACTGTCAGGCAATGATTCATTTAGGGATGCATTCGGACAATCTGTAACCCCTTCGATTTATATCACCTGTCGAGAGAAGAAAACGGAGTTATTTATAAGTTGGGATGCTTATCTGGGCCTAAATGAAACTACGATGCTGCATCGCATAGATAAACAAAAAGCGGTAACAAGAACTTGGAGCATATCTTCCGACACTAAAGCTGTTTTTTATCGGGGAAATACCATAGATTTCGTCAAAAATCTTGCTAAGTCGGATAGTATGTTTGCAAGGATCACCCCATACAACGAAAATCCCGTAACAACCACTTTTGATCTTAAGGGTCTATCTAATGCGCTAAAGCCAATACAGAAGGCTTGTAGCTGGAAGTAA